AGCCGAAGGCAATGGTGTGGTCGGAGGATTAGCAACGATGGCGCTCGCGATTGCAGCCGCCGTAGGTGCGGCAACTGCTGTGCCGATAGCCGCCGCAGTTGGCGGAGTAAGTGTGGTGACCTGAGCGGTCGGTAAAGGAGTAGTCGGTGGGTTGGCTACTATCGCGCTTGCTATAGAGGCAGCGGTTGGCGCAGATACAGCGGCACCAATTGCAGCAGCCGTGGGTGGAGTTAACGAAGTGATAGTTGCGGTCGGCAGGGCAACTGGAACGCTCGCTGATGCAAGTTGTGTGCCGGTAAGCAAGTCAGCGGACACTGCTGTACCTATTGCCGTAGCGGTTGGCGATGTCAACGTTGTGATCGTCGCCGCCGGAAGCGCCACCGGCACTGAGGCACTTGCAAGCTGGGTACCGGTCAATAGATCAGTCGCTACAGCGGTGCCTATAGATGCAGCAGTTGGCGGTGTCAGTGTAGTGATTTGAGCGGTCGGCAACGGTGTGGTGGGAGGGTTGGATACTATTGCCGATGCTATCGCCGCTGCTGTGACCGGCGTAGGCGGAGTAAGGGTCGTTATCTGTGCCGCAGGAAGTGACACAACATCTGCTGATGTCAGGGCACGAATGGAGCGCGGATCAATAGCTGCTCCTGACACAACTGTGGCAGTCGGCCACGCATTGGCTGCGGTGTTCGGGGTGCCTTGATTAGCCGTGACAGATCCACTGACAGTAGAAGTTATCGTGCCTGTGACTGGAAGTGGATTGGTCAGAGCGGCAGCTACTGCTGTACCTATAGCGGCGGCAGTGACCGGTGTAGGCGGGGTGAGTGTAGTCACTGTAGCTGAAGGCAAGGATACCGGCAGTGGGTTGACTAGTGTGGCTGAATCTACTACTACGTGCTGTGGAGCGGCGAAGGTGATTGGATCGGCGGTGACAGCGACCTTCGTCTTGCCTACGGTCGTGCTGTTAATAACAGCCACATCTCCAGACACCACGGAAGACACTGAACCGCTTTCGACAGCAACCCTTAGATTACCCCCATCGAGAGTGGCAGGAAGCTGCGAGGAGGATACAGGCAGCGGGTTAGCCAGAGCCGCAGCGATGGCAGCCGCTGTAGGTGCGGGGTTGGCTACCTCGACGTTCAAGCTTCCGCTTGTCGACGATATAGGATTGCCGCTGCCGTCTTCTAGTCTTACGGTTTCGATGTAACTCACACGATCCACCAGTTCTGCCCGTCGCACACGAGATACGCACAGGAGCCGAAAGCTGAGACTATCAGTGTTGAAGAACCGTCGATCTGTCCGGACGAAGGCACTATCGTCACTGTATTCGAGTCTACGCTGACCTTCTTTACGCTAACAGTGTAATCCATTATAGATGTGGGTAGGTTCACCTGGAAACTGCCTGCGGTAGTTGTACATAGCACCAAGTTGCCGTCCGCAGCTGTATAGTTCGACGAAGCAGCAACGATGGACGTTACCCCAGCTATCTCTACGTATGCTGACACATTCCGAACTACGTTCGGAGCCTCCGGAGGATCTGCCTGCCACATGATATTCACATAACCTGGAGGGGCAGAAGGCCTTGAGTTATTGAGATTCAGTGTTTGGAGACCTCCAGGCGCGGAGTTAGATTGGAAGTACACTGATCCAACAGTAGCGGTGACTGAAGCTCCTGTCACACTAAGCGTAATAGCCGACTCTATGGCAGCCCCAGCACCAATTGCCTCTGAGGCTCCAGACAGAGTGTAGTTTGCTTGACCAGTCTCAGTGACAACTCCCGCAGAAGTAGTTGTACTCACTCCTATTAGTGTCTTTGAGTTTGAAACCCCACCCGCTACAGAGCCCGGTGCACTCGTAACCAGAGAACCTGTTATAGTCTTGGTCCCTTTACCTGACTCAGTGGTAGGTTCTGCCGTCAGGCTGATTAACGCTCCTGTGAGAGTTACCGAAGCAGGAATGGGTGTGAATGCTTTCCACGCACCAATATCCCACGGAACCGTACGCGTATTGCCGGCAATGTCAGTAGTGAAGGTGCTGGATAGGTTGGATCCGAACCCTCTGGCACCTGCATCTGTGGCAGTCAGTTGGTAGTTGCCGGCTGAAGAGTTGACGAAGGTGAAGGTCTGGGATGCTCTATCATGAGTGCCTCCGGACGTAGTGGAAGAGTCGGAGGCGTTGTAGTCGCTTCCCGCCGTCATGTTGTTGTAGTTGCTGGTCCCTCCACCTAAGGTTATGCAGTTGACAGCTTTGAGTGACTCAAACGCTGCGGAGGTTGTCACTGCTGTGCAGTTGTTGCAGATCGTGGTACCGCCACCGTAGACGGTAGCACCGCTGCCTCCACCGATAAGTACACAGTTATTGAGGGTAGGCGACCCGCTAGCCGCCAACACCAAGTAGTTGCTATTGACTTGCGTCATCAAGCACGAGTTGATCGTTACACTGGTGCCGGTAGGGTTGATGGCGCGGTAAGCAGAAAAGAAGGCTACCCCTTCTACTAAGGTGTAGTCCTGAGGAACGATGAGCGAGTAAATAGATGTGCCGGTGTTATCAAGCGATCCTATGTAATAGAAGGTCTCCGAGCCGGGATTCTGCCACCACCCAGGATGACGGTCGCCTGTCCCTGTCGGAGTGTATATATGAACGTAATAGGTCGCATTGGTTGTATACCCGGAAACTGTGATCTGCGTCGTACCTATGTTGCGATCCGCCGTCGCGCTGGCGTAGCAAACAATGCTCAGTTGATCGGTAGTGGTAACTAGATTGGCCGCAGTCCCGGCGATAGCAGCGGCAAGACTGGTGTAGTTGCCGCCCGATCCATTGACCGTTACTGTTACATTGGCCACTCATCATTCCTAGCTGGCTGTTGAGCCGTCCTTCCGGTTCTTGATATGAGTCTTGATAGACTCCCATGTAGTCGAATGGGTACCGGTCGTAGTTAGACTGCGTTTGACATCGGCCGGTATGTTGCTTATATCTAACCTCCACAGGCGAGGGCAGAGAGTGGAAGACCTGGCGCTTCCATCGGGCTTTGTGCTAGCAGTAACCGGAGTATCAGTGTGGGCTGCGAGGTACGGATGGAAGTCGGTTGGATCCATACCGGGTATCTTGAGGATGTAGAACTTAGGCAAGCCTTCATCACTACCCCATTCATGTCCATCTGGCATCACTACGACAGGATGACCTTGCTTGAATGAGTGTGCTGTGTCGATAGCAGGATCAACAGGATCGCCATGCTCGTCTGTCACGACAGAATCGACTGCTTTGATAAGTATCTCAGCCATGATTCCCCTACGATACCTGAACGAGTGAAGTAGAGGCTCCAGGAGTGGGCAAGTTTACGGTGAAGGTGCCGGCAGTGGACGATACAGTACCACCGAAGTCGAACACACCCACAACGTCCTTGGACACGGATTCATAGACTACCGCGCAGATAGCAGAGATGGTCGCTGTGGCCCAAGTGACCGGACTGGTGAACGTGGCTGTCGCGGTGGTGCTGTACAAAGTCACCACCCCCGAGGCCAGAGTTGCACCTCCAGAAGTGTACCCGGTGCCGGTGGTTTCATCAGTACCGACATTGGTTGCAGATGGAGTACCTGATCCTGGAGTGCCTACATTGGTAAGGGTGTTGTTGTATGTGCCCGATGCACCGGACTTGACGAGCAACATCTTGTAGGTGAGCGGGCTGGTGCCGGCTATATTCACCTTGCCGTTGAGCGAGTCCATCTTGAACTGCGTACTGAGTGAGGTAGTTGGCATGTTACTCCTTTGTGCAGCCTGCTATGTGTAGAGTACTCCACATCACGTCCCGTTCACGGTGAAACCACCACCGACAATCCCACCTCCACCTCCGCCGCCTCCTCCTCCGCCACCACCACCGCCTCCGCCTGAACCCTGAGCGCTTGGAGAGCTCTTTCCTGACTGAGTTACCTGTTTACCTCTAGTCTGGGTCTTACCAAGTCCTTGTCCAGCCGACTGACCTGTATTTGGAGCAGTTCCTGACCCAGTTGAAGGTAGAAGGGTCATCGCCGTAACACCAGTCATAGAATATGTCCCCTGAGCGAGAGTTGAGTTGCTTGGAGGGCTGCCCTGATACTGAGCATAGCTACGAACCGTGTATACGTGCTTGGTTACTCCGTCATCGTGGTAAGTTGGCAGTGTAAACGGTGCTCCAGTGCGAGAAGTGCCATGATCGACGACTATTGGCTGTCCAGCGAGGGCGGCATTGGAGGAGATCTCACTGAAGTAGCGTATACCTCTCTGAACAGGACCGGCATGGGAGATACTGATGTGCATTTGCTCACCGGCCGTCTTCACGGTGACACTATCAGGAGGTTTAGGGGCAGCAATGTCTCCTACAGCACTAGATGCTGAGTTGACGGCCAGACGATTGACTCCGTCGACCGTTTGCTGAATGACAAGGGCAGTTGTAGGATCCTTCGAACGGATAGATGAGAGAAGACCCGAAACATCTAGCTGACCGGCCTGACCGGAGTTAGCTGCCTTTCCTGGCACTAGTAGCCTCCATTTATGCCCCCGCCTATACCGCGCAATGGGCTCCAGGCAGAAGCTTTGCCTATGATAGTGAACCTGGAGAGATTCCACCAACCACCAGTAGCAGACAGTTCCATGAATATGCGCTGGCACGACTCGTCCAGGTTGCCTTCAATGTCAGCAGGAGCGTTGGGGTTCAAGTCGGGCAAGCCTCCGGGTACTGTGAATGGGTAAGGAGCCCCGAGAGTGTTCTGGTAGAAGACCATCGACGACGGAACGGCATCATCGGCGTCACTATCCTCACCGGTTATCAGGCACGTCCAGTAGATGTAGTCTTTGTTAAACAAGCCGAAGAGTGGAAGAGTTGCAGCTTTGGTTGCATCTACCATTGGGTAGGTACAATAGGTGCTCTGGAAGCTTACGCCGTCGTCGTTGCCTGCTGTATAGCTACCCAACTGATAGATCTTGCTGGACGAGGTGCCATTACAGATCAACATCTGAGATAGAAGCTCGTTGCGCTTGCAGATAGCTATGTAAGGGGTTGGTACGGACCACAATGACCACTTACGCTTCATATCGTGGACGGCAATCTTACCAACGATGGTCACATGGATCGCAGAACCTCCAATAAGCTCCTCAATAGTGCCTATTCCCTCGTAATTGAGGTAGATGGTGACGTTATTGCCGTGAGTTCCATCATTCACGGGGAAGTTAGGGCACCATTGGTTCGGTGTGACCATAGGGCAGGAGATAAAGATGCGATGATTCTTGGCATCGTTCCTGACACACAGAGTTTGAGCATAGGGCCAGTTTATAGCTGCCCAGATGTTAGGTATCTCAAGCTGGATCTGAGTAGGCGATCCTCCAGTGAACCCATACAGGCCGTTCTCGTTGGCCATGATGGCCCACTTCTCAGCTATGGAGTCATAGGCATTGATGCCACAGGCTCCTGCTATCTTAGATACTTCCTTGAATGGATTCCAGTTAGCCGGCTCCTGGTTGGGTGTGTCGGCCAAGTAACCCAGAGAGGATTCTTTGACGATGTAAAGCAGCCCATCCATGACGAACCCACCGTTAGCTGGCTCAGCATTGACCGTAGAAGTGTCATTCCCTCCAGTATTGAGATCGAAGCTCTCCCAATCGTCCTTGTAGCTGATTGTGAGACTGGTCAGGTTGACCGGAGCTAGTGTCGGGAAGATCTCGATACGATCGATCTCGATATCCCCGTTGACTGCCAGGTTCTTTGCCCACACTCGCAGGAGTAGATCCGCAGGGATATTCAGAGTGCTGCTAGTCAGCAAAGTCCCCTGATAAGTAAGCATGTTGGAAGCCATGGATGCCGTGTTCAGAGTGAAGCTTCCAAGTGTCTGCCCATAACCCGACCCGGCATCATACTCAGTAAGGTCTATTACCAAAGCTCCCACGTTCGTACTAGACGGGGTGCGGCACGTTACACGCACAGAATAGGCCGTCTGGTTCTGCAGGATGGCGGCGTTGTTGTAGTCCTGGTACGCAGTCTGCGTGATCATGCCCAATTGAGGGGCAGAAGATCCGGTAATGTTCTTGATGTAGTAACTATTGCCGAACACCGGGCTCACAAGTAGCGTAGCTGGTGACTGAGAAGGATTGCTGGGGTCATAACCCCACCCTAGAGGAAGGGTGTTACCTCCTGGGTTCGGTAAGTATCCTCCATCGAAGGTCAGGTTGATGAAGTTCTGGATCTTGTTGCGCACTCGTCCCCAGACTCCACGGCCGGCGTATTGCATGCACCAGGCTGCGTCTCCTAGCTCTCCCAAGGAGAACAAGTCACCACCTTCGATATCGATCTCCGTGGCATTCAAAAGCGTGGTGTCAGGAAAGGTGAACTTAGCGGACGTAGTCGTATTGTCGTTGATGAACAATGAGGAAGATAAGTACGTCACTCCGTTGTATACGAAGCTAACAGGGGTGGGTATGGTGTAGTAACTGGCTCCTGGCTGACCTTCTTGGCCTGCTTCGGTGAACACTACGGCACGAGCTACTACATTGGGAGGTCCTATCGGTATATTGGACGCCAGAATGTAGTTCGTATTCTCGTTGATGGTGAACTGAACTGGCGGAGCTGGGCATGTCCAGTATCCATTACGGTCGATGAAGAACACAGTACCCTTACGAGTGCCGGTGCCTAACACCACGCTGGAGGATCCAACCAGAGTGATGTATCCGCCTCCTGAGTTGCCATAGATAGGGTCGTCAGCTGCGTTACCCAGAGTGAGTGGTCCGGGATCGATCTGGAACTTAGTGCCGGATGTTGTAGCCTGTCCGTCTTCTACTTGCAGGCTGAAGGTCTGATTGGCGAACCCTGAGATGGTAAAGGTACCTGAAGCGCTGCCAACCACAGTACCGATAACAGCGTCAGTCACGTTGAAGACCCCATTACCGTTCAGAGTGCCGGTAACAGTCACCAACTGTCCTGACACTGGAGGCGTGGTGGTTCCAGCAGATAGGGCCCAGTTGTAAGTAGCCACACCAGTAGTCATCTGAGTCTGGGATATGGAGTATGCTCCGGAGTTGAGGGCGCTGACAACCGGCCAGGAGTTATTCCATGAGGCGATCCCAGCGCCTGAGATGGTAATGGTATCTCCAGTCTGAACTCCAGGCAAGGGCAGAGTAGAAGCTACCGTGGCCACAGTGAGTTGATACTGGCCCGGCTGGGCGTTGGAGCCTCCTCCATTGTTGGCGTATCCAGTCGAAGCGACATTGAACGTAAAGTAATAGCGCTGATTGGTGCCGCCAGGGGGAGTACCTATCCCAACGCTGGTTACCAACTGCGTCCCATTGGCTACAGAGACCGAAGTGCCGCTCACGTAGACATAGACAGGGAAGAGTTGCTGCTGCATCAACTTGATTAGGTTGGCATCTACCCCATTCTGGAAAGTGAAGGCGTTCAGGTAGTAGATAGTGACTACGTTGCCAACATTGGTAGATCCCGGTCCCTCGCTCCAGAGAACGCTGTCAAGCTGCGATTGGTATCCTTGAGCTGAGTTCCAGAACGGATACTGGGTGATGCCGGCAGGAGAAGCTACGATCGGGTAGCTGTACTGACCGGTTGCTGTGGCTGTGGTAGATCCGGTGAACCGGGATCCTCCAACAAGAGACGCAGTTATCTCGAACTGGGTTAGCGACAGTCCGGTTCCCAACACGTTGTAACTCAGTCCATTCAGAGCAAAGAGTGGATCTCCAACTGGTGCATAGAGGATTATGACCTCTCCAGCAGTCAAGGTGTTAGTAGCACCAATAAGAGTCAGCACTCCTGAGTTGTAGGCGAAAGACGTCAGAGTGACGTTGTTGCCTCCCGATAAGGTTGCAGAGAATGAAGGAGCAGCCCCAGGTCCTACCTGAGATACGCGATCGTTCCATCCAGCCTGACCTGTTGTAGCTCCTACAATCTGCTGAGGTGGGTAGTTGCCGGATGACCCATCCGATATGGCTATGTATTGTCTTGATGACGCTGTGAAGCTGGATGCGAAGCTTCCTGCTGGAGGCCCCAGGAACAGAGGAGCTAGCACATTGGGAGTGTTAGTGACGTCTTCAACCCACCAGTCGCCGTTGCTGTCCAGGGCCAGAGTCTTGATGTTGCCAAAGCTGTCCTCATACGTTGTCACATAGTTGAAGTTGACTTGAGAGGGAATGAAGAACACCTGTATGGCGGTATAACCTACCTGGGCCGTGAATGGGGTAGAGGATGACGCCTGAAGACGTACTCCAAAGCCTGTGTTGTTCAAGTCCGAGTAACTTAAGGTGGTCCCGAATAGGCTGTTGATACCACCAAAGGTGATCATGGATGTACCGGCAGCTTCAATAGGGGCGCTAACCACACCCGCTGGAACTCCATTCCTGAGCAACTGTGCGGTAAGATACCAAGATGACGAAGCCTGCACATTCACATTAAGGATGAAACCCTGCGGTGTAACTGTAGATGGCAACGATAAGCCGAAGTTGGTGATATCAATGGCATCCGTGAACCCACCCGCATTGGTGGTAGCAGTGCCTGTGTCGGCGGTGGCTGGCTGAGTCGGTATGACTGTCTCACCGAAGCTGAACAACGCCTGATAGGCTGTGGGCGTAGGTAGATACCTACCTCCACCGGCGTAGGAGATGATAGGTGGACCGTTCAGTGTGGTGTACGTAGTCAGGCCGGCGAAAGTGAAAGTCGAGCCGATAGCAGGAACAAGTTGCTCGAATGTAACAAGGATGAAGTACTTGGCGTTAGGTGGCAACCCCAGTCCGCTGGCGAACGCACTCACCGTTTGAACGGTAAGAGGAGCGGGGACGGAAGCTTGGGCATACACACCGGTGTTGAGCAATACGTTACCCGGACTGCTCCAAACCGCTCCACCGAGAGATGTATCTACAGCTGCCGTACCTGGAAAGGGCCCAGCATTGTTGCCTTCATAGGTAAACGGGTTCTCAAGTCCCTGGCGGGTGAAGACGCTACCAACCGAGAAGTCTGTGTTTGTGGTGCGAGGTGATCCACCCTCGGGCATGTCCTGCGCTTGGGCAAGAGTGATCACACCAGAGAACGTCTCTAGCATGGCGCTAGCGCGGCCCTTTAGATCATGGCCCAAGTGACCCTCCAATCAGCTACATTGTATCCCCATACTTGGTATATGGGGACACAATTGAATCTGCTTAGGCCTTTACGTACGAAGCAATGTACTTGATGACATCGCCAGTAACTCCAACAGGCATGGTAGATCCGCCAGTCAGCTCAACGCCTGCCAATGCGATCTGCACGGTGTTGTTGTTCGAGTTGTACATGTAGGTGTAACCAGAACCAGCGACACTGTGGATGTCCATGTCGTCTGGACCGACTACAGTGTACGCTACAGCGCTGTCGACGGTAGTAGTAGCTGTGGTCGTAAGGGTCACAGTGAAAGACACACCGGCCACAACCGACACAGGCGTGACGGTAAGATTGTTCAGCATTACGGTGGTAGCCAGACTGAACCCTTGAATGGTGACCGGCTTGTTCACCGGCGGAGGAGCAGGGGTTGTGAAGGTAACCGCAGTGCCGGACACGGTGACTCCAGAGATAGGAATCTGCGTAGGCTGTGTCAGAGTTCCAATCTCAACCACCTGGCTGCTGTCATCCAGCACAGGAGAGAGAAGTCCGGCTGCCGATAGGTTGGGAATGATCCCACCGGTTGGGTAGGTTCCGGCCGAGAAGTGCAACTTGCCGTACAACCAGCCGCGAGATGTTGTCTGATCGGTGCCGTAAGGTGCGTTGTAGACGCTCTGGGTTAGGATCGAGGTTGCCATTGGTACTCCTTTGAGCAGGGTTAATGGTTAGAAGAGTAGACCACCGAGGTTGGAATCTGATCCCCCTCTTGATCCGTAGACCGGAGCGATAAAGTCCTTTTGCTGCCTCATTCGAGATACTTGTTGCCTGAGCTTCAGTAAGGATGTGGCTGCTGAGACACGAGCGTCGGCTAGAGCATCCCCTCCGAGACGGGCTGAGTAACGCACTGCAATCTTATCAGCAATGCACTCCTGGCTGTCCATGACAGGAACATAAGTGTTGTCCCAGTCGATGGAGGAAGACACAAGGTCGACGTATTGGGCTAGGTAACGAAGCCTGATATCTACTGGCAAGGTAGCTCCGTGCAGCCATATGCTATCTGTGCGCCACTCCCACTCACCAAGGGTTTGAGTCTGCATACGAGCAGATAGAGGGCCGACAGACTGACTCATTGGAGTATACGGATTGGAGTTGGGAGGAGAGTTACTCTGCCTCTCCCACATATCGAGTGGGAACAGAAGATCTCCCGGTAATGGGTGAAGGGGGTCCATTAAAGAGCCGTCGAAGTATCCACCGAACTGAACGGCTGTCTGAACAGACGGATTGGGGACACCTACTCCTAGATTGGAGTTAACCGGAGGCAGAGAGGAGAGGATGTACATGTCCTTGATCAAGGTCGGCTGCCCTGAGATACGAACATCCCTGTAAGTGTCCCGAATGGCGCTGTTCATCAGTGACATCAGCTCCACTGAGGTGTTGGTCAGTATCTGACCTTCACCCAAAGTACGAGTCGCGCCCTTCTTGGAGTCATTAACCAGCACGCGCACCAGATTGGCAATCACTCCGAGGGATGGGTAGTTAGTCTGGCTAGTAACTGGCACTTTGATGCTCCTTTGCAAGTACGATGGGAGGTATTAGACGGCCGTGGTTAAGAAGGAGAGACAATCCGCTCCACTGTATCCTGCTCGTCCCTCCCAAAGCTTATACATCCTGATCAGCGTCGGATCCATTGGATGGTTTCGGACGGCCAGGCTCACGAGGTGTAGCTTTGTAAGCCAATGCAACTTCCTTGTCGAAGATGGCTCCGCAGAAGCGGCACTTGGCAGCTTTCTTGGAGATCTGCTCGTCGCATACCGGGCAGTTGACCTTCTGAAGCTCGTTCTTCTCCTTCAGTCCCATACGATGCCAGGTGCGGTCTTCAGGGAACATCTCGGCCGCTGCGTGGGAGAACCTGTTTGCTCTGGCCAGCGCACCTACGGTACCTTCCTCCGATTCGACCTTGGCCATGACCTCTAGTTCCTTCAAGAAGGTCTTGCGTACCCGCGCATGGGCAGCTTCCAGCTCTTCCTCTGTAGGAATGAAGTTGGTAGACCAGAACAGGCCATAGTTGTTGAGGTTGTTGCCGTAAGAGAAGAACTCCTGATCGAAGTTCTGATCCAGACCGGGATTCATCGGAGACAGCATACGAGTGACTTCCTGGTACCCGTCGACGTTGTTATCGATGATCTTGTAGCCGTCCTGATCCAAAGTCTCCATGCTGGTTGGGTGCGCATGGGATCCGACCAGAATGTAAGGCTTATTCGGTGGGCATGCAGCGAAGTGAGCGTGCGGGAACAGTGGCGGCCTGGATACGTCATGATACAGAGGAGCGACGTTGAAGATGTAGATCGGTGTCTTCGGTATCTTGGCGTCGTTCACATACAGAACCTGGTTGGGATACAGTTCCTGGTTCTTAGCTCTAGTCTTGGCGATGGATTCTTCCTGTCTCTCCATAAGTGGCATGATCTCTCTCCTTTGTTAGATCACAAGTCTTGAACTGCTCTGAAACACACGATCACGGGCCACTTTGGCTACAGCTGCGGCATTCCATGATCTTTCTATCTTACGCTGCAACTCTTCCAACCAAGGTGTGGAAGCAAGGTTGGGATTGCGACGCATATCTAGGTAGATGTCCTCGAACATGGTCGATTTGTCGGCTTCATCCTTGGCTTTTGTGTCTTTCATCGACTGAAGCTTGACGTGAATGGACACTGTCATCGCGGCTTTGATGATAGGCACCACCATCTCGATGATTTCAGTGGATAAAGGAACGGCTTCGATGAATAGCTCGTTCTCAATGCGGAACTTGGCTACCAAAGGCAGGACTATGTGATAACTGCCCTGGTATGGATAGCCGCCGAGCAGAGATAGGTGAGTCTGGGGACATTCATTGGCGTCGTACCACCTAGACGGTCCTTCTGGGAGCAGTTCCGGCATGGATGGGCTCATACCTGCGTCGGACCACTGAAGAAGCATCCAATGTGGGTGTCCATCACCGAGAAGGACGTCTTTGTAGCCTGTAAAGGTCTCACCTTCTGCTTCCCACTGACCACCTTGACGAACGGTGTAGGATTGAGCCCAAGCTATCTTGAACATGGGCTCTCCATAGCGA